AAGGTCAGGGGCTATCGCCCAAAACGCATCCTCCAACCTCAACTCTCCAAAGTACAACCTTGTGGTGGCCAAGTGTCCTATCCAGAACATCCCTTATTAAAAGGCATTCTACTTTAAAAACCATGGAGACGGGTCTGCGTCAGATGGCCGAGGATATCTGGGCGTCCCTCGGGCCGGGCTACAGCGAGTCCGTGTACCACTGCGCCTTTGAGGTGGCTCTGAGATCCCAATCCATCTACTACGAGACGGAGCGCATCGTCCCTGTTTACTACGCAGGTCAGAACGTCGGCCACGTCAGAGCCGACCTCATCGTGGATCGCAAGGCTGTCATAGAGCTCAAGTCGGTAAGTAAGTTGAATGACTCGTACCGAATTCAGACCCAAAATTATCTCAAGCTCCTCGACCTGCAAGAGGGATTCCTCATCAACTTCCCGGACAAAAAGGGTTCTCTCGAATTCGAAAAGATACTGCGCGAAAAGCCCGTCGAGCCGACCCTGGACAAGATTGACTGTTGACTGCCTTCAGTTTGTCCGAATAAACTCCCACTGTAATTCATTACACATTTTCTCCCAAATTTGGTCCTGAATATAGAGCTTCTCCCGACTCTTGAGTAGTGGGAAACAGGGTAGATAGTCGTCCTCCCCTAAAAGTTCGCAAAGTTTGTAAAGAACGTAACTGTAACTCAAAAAATTCTTTCTATTAGCTGGTTTATGTTTCTCAAAAGGAGCCTGTATCTTGTGGAACATAAGCCTGAGCTTATCCTCGAGCGCCTGAGGCATTGTGGGCGGCTGAATGCCGTTTAGAATAGTCGATATATAGGGTACGTGCTCATAGTACTTGGCCCAGTTTAACTTCTTTAATAAAGTCTTCACCTTTTCGTGTGTAATTTCCGATAGGTCCTTAATCTTCTGCTTTCTGAACTCGGCTCGGAGCTGATCAACGACAATGTCCGGTACACTCGTCGACTCCTTGGCCTGAAACTGGCTGATCCACTCGTTAAAGTGGTTCTCGCGTTTGTATGAGTACACGACGTTCTTCTCCATCTCTTGCTCCTCCTTGAAGCCCAGCTCGTTGCACAGAACGTATTCAATCATCCCACATTTTGAACAGGCCTCATCACTCGATACTTCATCAAATATTCGCATGTACATGGCGCCACATCCTCTACATGGTTTCTGGGGATCATCTTGCCCCTTTGAAAACGTGTCGAACTGCCCTTCAACCTCGGTCATATACCGCTTGTAAATGTCCTGCCGCTGGACACCCTTGCGACTCGACACCTTTAAATTAAGCAACTGCTTAGTACTCACCTCCTCGGTAGCTTCGGTCGTGTAGTCCTTTATTATATTTACACAATCTAGTAGGTACTCGGCTAATTCATCCTGTGACTTGCACTCTTGGACTCTTATATTAAACCGCGCCTCCATCTGTGATAATCAAGTTTAATTTTTAAGGATCAATTTTAGGAGCTAAATAGAACTTCAGATCTCCCAAATTTGCAATTGTATATCTGAATATAATTGGCATGTTCTCATTCTCAGAGTCCTGCATGAGCTGGACGCTCGAGCACATGTTGGTCGCCTTTGTGAACAGGTTGATGTACTTGAGGCTGAAGGTATTGCCCGTGCGCTTGACTGGAGGGTCTGGAAACTCGATGCTCGTCATCTGGTCTGCAAAGTCACCCTTGCAACTCAGGATCAGATTCTGGTCCTCGCGGATGATATCCATCTCTACCGCCAGATTACCCATGTCACGCGTGATGCGCTGAAAGTCCACAGAGGGCAAAGTGGTCACGACATTCATGTGAATGTCAGGGAACTCGATGATGTCCTCGTTAATGTCAAGCAATTTCAGACGGAATTTAGTTGAGGATTTCTTGATTGGATTCTCAATCAGGAGGTCCATGAAGTCGCGTCCCACGATGCTAATGTCGAGCGTGTCCTGTCCTGACACGCTCTTGAGCAGCTTGTAGACGTTGGCCATGTTGAGACCGGCCGTGACATCAGTCGCACACTCGTACTCTTCAAAGTTATCGGCTGCCAAATTCATGTGCACCAGCGTAACACGCGCCGTATCTAGGGTCAGAATGTGGATTCCACTGGGGGTGAAATACACATTGACGTCATTGATGATGTCCTTGAGCACCTCGAAGACCGACTTCAGGGCCGCAGCCTGTATCGTCTTGAGATGCATTCTTGGTTTCAAAGGTTTACAATTCTTTAACGCTGTCCAACTTTCTGGTACGCGTCCTGGACGTCCCCTCCAATTCTCGCCTCGAGTTCGGGAGTCAGGCGGGGCTGGAGGGATTCTCCGTAGCGTTCAATCTCGAACATATCTGGATTGTCCGTACCGTCGAGGTTGGACCCGGCGCCATTTTCCCAAGATTCAAAATCACATGGGACCATAGACTCGAGCCACGCCTGGACCTCCTTACCCACCAGCATTTTACCGTCGTTCGTGACAAGGGTAGGGACGCGTGTGATTTTCTTTGAAGGAATCCCCTGATCATTTACGTTCCAAAATCGAACAATCTCAAGTAGAGCCGGCTGTGTCTTGATGTACAATAGAATATCCTGGGACCATTTGCATTTATCGGAGTAGACCAGCAAGGCCATTTGAATTTACAGAGTTTTTTTCAATCAATCTTTTTTCGCAGTAAATGGTAATGAAGGACCTGATCATACTGTTGCTGGTCGCGTTAATTCTTTTTCTAATTTGGAACGGCCGTCAGGGGGCTGGTTACTCCACTGAGATGCCCCCCTCGGCCATGGGTCCCAGTGACGCCCCTGTGTCTCCTGACGTGACACAGGTCATCATCGAACAGGTCCAGAAGCGCCTGACCGCAAGTTACCCACTGGAGACCCTTTACATCAAGAGCCGGGGTGAGGGTAAATATGACGCTCGTTTCATGTTCTTCAATACTGAAAACTACTACGGTACTCAGTATGACGTCAGTGCGAATGTCGGCGAGGATGGAAGCGTTCAGATTATGAGCCAAACCGAGACGGCCGTCGCCGGGGACGCCGCCAACCCAGGCTACCAACCAGACAAGTACCAGCCTTATGAAATGATCGAGTCCAACCTTGATCAGCAGCTGAGAGACGCTCTCAAGGCGAACAAGGGGACGCCCGGTGGCCTGATCGGCACTCCACGTGAATTGGCAAGTGGGGCGTCGGCACCCGCGGCAGGGCCGTCCCCATCTTATTAGAAGTGAATTATAGATGGAAATTGCTTCGGCCAAGGATATCCTAGCTGCAGAAAAGAAGAGGGGTTCTGCCAAAAAGGAATACTACAAAGCTCTCCTCGAACAATTTTCTAGAAAAATTAAACACTCTGTAGAACTCGGTAGAAAGGATGCGCTTCTGACCGTTCCTTCATTTTTGGTTGGATACCCCAAGTACGACCTGGCGGCCACGGTGGTCTACATGTCCCGACAGTTGAGCCGCCTCGGCTATAAAGTCCAACTCGTGGGACCGCTCGACCTCAAGGTGACATGGCGCCACACCCACCCAGAACAGGATACCGACGCCGAGACGGCCGACCCGGGTATATTTTTACCCAGTCTCGTGAACCTCCAAAAGACGGCACAGAAGTTGCGTGTTACAAAGCAAAAATAAGTCCTTGATTGTATTAACGATGGATCTCCTCAACGAGTCCGAGCGCCGTTTCACCAAGAAACTTTGCGATGCCATGATCCCCGTGATGATCGAGGCCTTTTGGGAGATTTGGCTCGAGGCCAAGAAAGAGTCCCAGGGCAAGAACACGACGCGGGTCTTCCAGGAGCTTCTACGGGGCGTCAAGACGTGGAACTCTTCAATTTCACTCAAAAATACAGAGGCGATCATGAAGAACCAGTCCCTGTTCCCAAACCTCCTGGCTGCCGTCTTTGTAATTCACGTCAAGATTCTGAGCGCCATCAGAACTGACCGCAAGTCAAAGAAGATCAGCATCAAGCTCCCTGCGAATGACGTGTTCGTTCAGCGCTGTTACGAGGCCTGTGCCAAAGACCTGTACGAGAGCCCTTACATCATCAGTGAGAACAACAGCGAGTCCGAGCGCAACGAAGATCTGAATAAGCGCTTTCACAAGCACATCTGCCTCGTGATCGAGGACCTCGTGCCGACGGCCGAGATTCTGAACACGTACCTGCCCCTCCCCGCCGCTGGTGGGGACCTGGATATGGATCACGACGAGGAAGATCCCGAGCAGGATGAAGACGTCCCAGAGATTGATGAAATGGATGCAATGCCCACATCAGACGACGCCGCGGGAACGAGTGGAGGGGGCGGTGCCGGTATGGAGATTGGCAAGACTCCAGGTGGCGTGGATAACATGGTGACGACGACCGATGGCCTCACGCCGCCAAATGTGCCCGGGGCCACACCCGGGGGCACTCCGGCCCTCCCAGAACAGACGCTCTTCGATGACGCCCCCACAAATATCCAGAAGCTGGGCGCGTAAAGTTAATAAATAAGATGTTGTAAACTATTAGAACTCATGGAGCAGTATTTCAGAGAGCCTTTTAGTGCCGCGATCATCGCGGCGGCGGCGGTCATGGCCTACGTGTTTGTCAAGGCTAAGATGAACAACGAAGGCAAGCTGAAAAACTCCGATTACTTCAAGAATGCTTTCTTGGTCGGTATTCTGGTTTACTTTATCGTCAGTCAGAGCCAAGGGTCTCACGAGCCAATTATGAAAGAACCATTTTAACTTAAGGAAAACGTTCTATTTCAAATGTAAATGACCACCCTCTCTGCGTTCAACGAGATGTGGGGCCAGTTCCTAACTGAACTCGCACAGACCTTTCCCGACGAGCTCAAAATCAAGGAGGCTCAGGCCGCTCCAGCGAATCGCGAATCGTTTAATAAATTTATGAAGGATATCACCCCGTGGACGAACCAGATGATGGCCAAGGATGCTGCGTTCTTTTGCGATACCAACACGGTTGCAGCCACCCTGAACCTTCACGAGATCTGGAAGACTGAGGAGTGCACCGATAACACCAAGGCGGCTATTTGGCAGTATTTTCAGACTCTCTACATGCTCGGCACGACCATCAACATGTTCCCACCGGAGACGCTGAGCATGATCGAGGCGGCCGCTGAGAATTGTGCGAAAAATATGAAGAAGAGTCCAGATGGCCAAGTTGACGAGGCGTCGCTCATGGCGGGTATGAACAACATGCTGTCCCAGATGCTCGGCGGCGGTGGTGGTGCCAATCCGTTCGCAGCGATGCTCGGTGGGGTGGGCGCTCCAGCCCCCCGTCAGACGCCCAAAGGGAAACGTAAGCCCACGAAAAAGATTTCTCAGTAACTAACAGATGGACGTGAAGGATATTTTCAAGACCAGTGAGCTCATGAATTTCTGGCCAACCGCAAAGCAGTCTGCAAAGGAGCGGGTCATGGCGACGACCCGTTTCATTCTTTACGCAACAATCGTAGTTTATCTGATCAACCGCGACGCCCGTGTTTTCGCTTTAGGCGCACTAGCGTTCGGTGTTCTTTATTACATGTGGAGTTCTAATTTGATTTCTGATGGCCTTCTGCGGCCAGCCTATGGTGATGGCCGCGTCCCCAGCCTTCTGCGCGACGAGGTGACGCTCCCGACCGTCACGAACCCCATGGGCAATGTCCTCATGAGCGAGTACACGGAGAATCCAGATCGCCCCCCAGCGGCTTGGTACCCCAGCGTTCGTGGCGACGTCCAGGCGGCGTGGAGCACCATCCACCCTTTTGAGCGTGTTCGAGATGCCGAGCGCAACTTTTACACCACTGCATCGTCCACGATTCCCAACGATCAGAACGCTTTCGCAACCGCTGCATACGGTAAGCAGTTTGCTCCCATGTGTAAGGACCAAGGTGGACGGGCTTGTGATCCAGACAATTTCCAGTTCCATTTCCCAGAGCGTACGCAGATGCGTGGTGGAAATGGCCGGTGAGTCTGGTTTTTTTCGCAACTAAAATTAAGAATGCCACGTCTTGATGCGGCTCCCGTTATTCTCCAGCCCAACGTCCACATGGGTCCGGCGACCGTCGTTCTCGAAGACCTGGCCGACACGGGCTCGTACCTGCGTGAGCAGACGACCACGGCGTGGAAGAAGGGTTGGTCCGAGCAGACCTACGACTTCCCCAATAGCTACGTGACCATCCCACAGCGTGTCATGTCTTTTGACCCCATCAGCACCTACGCTGATGACCAGAACAATCGTTTCGTTCAGCGTTACATGTCAAAGAAGTAAAAAAAATAGTACATAATCATAATAGCGATGGAACCTTTGGCCCTCGCCGCAGTCGTCGGTCTTGTGTTTGCCGGTAAGCGCCTCTCGGATGGTTCAGAAGAAAAATCCGTTGAGCGCAAACCACTGCCAACCACTCGGCCAATTACCCGTCGTGACATAGACCTCGCGGCGAATGCTCGTGATCACTCCAAGGACGCCTTTGACCTGCGTGTCATGACGCCCAATCTCGGTCGCCGAATCGGTGACTGGCGCCTCCAGCCAAAAGAGGCGGTTGGGAATCTTCAGGACGTTTCTCCAGACGCGAACCGTTTTCCTTTTGGTCAGCCCGTTTATGACCTGTATAATCGCCAATATGTGACGAACAAAATGAATAACCTCCAGCCAATTGAGCGCCGTCGCGTCGGTCCAGGTCTGGGCGTCGGACCCAATGTGGATGCTGCTGGCGGTTTCCAGCAGTACTTCCGTGTTCTGCCTAATAACATCAACGAGGAGCGCCTCACGACGCTTGAGGGTCGCAATGGTCCAGCCGACTCATTCATCAAGAGCGGTGGTGCCGGTGGTATCGGTGAGGTGACGCACCAGGCCAAGGACTCCAAGGCGTGGTATCGCGACCCAGCTCAGAATCGTGCCCAGGGCCAGGGTGGTGCCATCACCGGCGCCGAGGGCCGCCCCGAGTTCCTCAAGACGGCTCGTAACACCATTCGTGACGAACAGACGTCGCGCAATGACACACTGTCCATGGGTCCGGCTCAGTACAATGTGGCTCAGGCATATGCAGAGGGAGGTTGTGGCGCGTATACCGACAAGGCTTTGACGCGCGTGAGCGATAACCGCTCCAACCCAGATCGTGCTGGAAACGGTCAGCGCATGAACGTTCGCAATGACCCAGTCAATCAGGTGGGCGCCATGACGAACCTCCGCTCAGAGTCCAAGCCGGTGCCAGTCTCTCACATGAACGGCGCCCGGTTCCAGAACTACCTGGGTGCCGAGTTTTACAGATTCGATGAGAAGAAGGGCAGTCTTAATCCCCTGGCTTCGTCCAAGTACCTTGACGTGGCCATCCAGCAGCTCGAGAAAAATCCGATCGCCCTCCCTCCCCTTTCTGCCGTCTAAATCCACAGTAAAATAATCTAGACCAATTGTAAAATGAGCGGTGGTATCGTTCAACTCGTCGCAACTGGTGCTCAGGACGCTTGGCTGACCGGCAAGCCCGAGGTCTCCTTTTTCCGCTCCAACTACCGGCGTTATACCCACTACGCCAGCTCGACGGAGCGTCAGGTGATCCAGGGCGCCCCCATCGCCGGTGGTATCTCCACCGTCCGGCTGGAGAAGAAGGGTGATCTGGTCAACTACATGTACCTGACCGCCCGTGACGGTAACGGCTCCCTGTGCCCCATCGTCGACTGGACCAAGGTTATCGACAAGGTGGAGTTTCTGATCGGCGGCCAGGTCATCGACACCCAGGACGTCACGTACTCATCCTCCATCGAGCCCGTGACCGGCGCCCAGAACTACAGTCAGCGTCTGTTAAATGGCAACACCGGCACCAACGTGAACCCCTCAAATGCCATCAACGGCTTTTACCCCCTGAAGTTTTTCTTCAACAAGGATTGGTCCGTGTCCCTGCCCCTGGTTTCTCTGCAGTTCCACGACGTTGAGATGCGCATCACCTGGTCTTCAAGCCTGGCGACCGCGACCAGCTTCAACGCCGCCGCAGGCGCCACCAACTACAACAACCTGCAGTACATCTGCTGGGCCAACTTCACGTACCTGGACCAGGCTGAGCGCGATTACTTCGCCAATACGCCCCAGGATCTGCTGATTACCCAGGTCCAGCGCACGATCGTTCTGGGCTCCCAGACGATGCAGGAGCTGGCTCTGGCCCAGCCCGTCAAGTTCCTGGCATTCTCGAGCAATCTGTACGCCACCACCTACGCCTCGGACGGTGCCAACTCGGCGCTGGTCAAGGATCACCAGCTCAAGACCCAGGTGAACGGTGTGGATGTCGGCGAGTTCCGCCACCTGCCCGCCTTCGTGGACCTGCCCCAGTACTATAATACGCCATTCGGCTACCAGCCAAACGGCGTCAACTCCGGCATCGCACCCGTCGGCATCATCAGCTACTGCCTCGACACCTCCAAGCTCCAGCCCACCGGCACCCTGAACTTCTCCCGTCTGGACACTTACCGCATCGTCGTGCCCCCCACCATCACCATCGG